GGCCCCGTTATGGGGCCTCTATGAGGTGTAATAACCTCTACCATTTTGGTCCTCCCGATGATCGGCAGATGCGGATCTGTCGGTTTATTGAGGTAAAATGGCAATGGTGCCTATTAATAAATCGTTTAACGGTAATACCCTACAGTCAGTTCAGTACAAACGTACCGAATTATCGGGATCAACTACCCTTCTTGCTACCCTTAATTGGAATAGCGTTGTGGATGAGATGATCACGAATGGCTATAGGATACCGGGGTTTTCACGACTCCTTAAGAGGAAGCCTAAGGCTCTAATCCCTCATACGCCATTTGTGCAATACTCCCGAAGGGGAGCAGGCACGCAAACGTATGATGTGACTGAGCCGGGGGGTCAGCGAACAAAAGCTGATCCGTACGTGTTTGGGATCCTTCCCGAACATGTCGGCATGTCCTTCACGCAGATGACCTCGATCATGGACGGTTCAACCGTCGACTACGGGGCCATTGTGCAGCAGGCGGCCGCTAACGTGGACACGTCATTTGACGCGCTCACGTTCCTAGCAGAGCTAAAGTCGGTCATTCGCATGTTTATGTCGGTGGGCGAGAAGCTCATCAGACTAATGCGTCTAAGACCGGCCGGTACTCCCTGGGACCTCTGGCTGGAGGGACGGTACGGTTGGCGAACCCTGATCAAAGACCTTGAAGGTCTAGACCGGGCTCTACGTCACGTACGATCTGCCTCTGAGTTTGTAACTGGGAAGGCCGGATTTAAAACCGGCGAGACCCTAATTAACTCAGTGAATGCAAGTGAAGCCGGCTGGGTAGCGTCAATAACCACGGTGGATACGATAACGTATTCCTTCCGTGCTACGGTCGCAGCTCAGCTAAACGTGCCCAACATTTCGTTCAATCCGTTGGTGACAGCGTGGGAATTATTAAGATTCTCCTTTGTTATCGACTGGTTTTTCAGTGTTGGAAACGCCCTCAAGGCGTTAAGTGTCATTGCTCTCTCCAAGCAGATGGTCTGCAGCTACGGGTGGGAAATGAAATGTGATCGTGAGACCACACTTGAAGTCCATTCCGTGACGGCAGGCTACGCTCACAACCGTACGCTTAATGCGTCCGGCCAAAGCATATTGGTGAGGAGAGTACCTTCAACAGTCTCGGTGATTCCGCGTTTCAGGCTAAACCTCGACGTCAGCAAGATCGTTGATCTGCTGGCGTTGTTGGCCCAAGCCCTAATTAGGAGATGATCATATGCCTGCAATGGCAACGACCCTTACCGAGTTTTCCTCAAACGGAGACTCGAAAACGTACACTACCTCCGGGCACACCGCTTCGAAACCGAAGCTCGTGATCCAAAAGAGGCGCGTACCAGCCGGGAACCAGCTGATGGCGGAATTCCAGGTCGGCGTGATCCACGCTGCCCTGGGTGCCGACGACACGGTGCTCCCAGCAAAAGTCAGTCACACGGTTGTTAGCCGTTATCCCATCAATATCAAAACTGGTGAGACGACGGTTGCAGACTCGTTGGCAATTCTCCGCGATATCGTGGCTAGCGATGAATTCGCTGCAGCGGTCGCTTCTCAGAATTTTGCTGAGTAGCGTCGTCGACGTCGTCCAGACCTTCCTCATAAAGAGGTTGGAGCGGCGGCGCCGGCGGCTAACTACTAAGCAGCCTTGAAGTCCAACAACCTGGGAGTAATTCGCAATGAATACTCAAGAACTAGCGTACGACGTGTGTCGGCGCTACTTGACTGACATCGGCCATGAGTTAGGAGACCCACTGCGGAACCGTATCCTCGGATTAATCCGGGGGCGGAACCTGAAGGGTCTCTGCTCAATGTCGGAACTCGAGGGCTGGCATTTGCTGACAGCCCGCCAAGCTCAAATCCTTCTACAAGTCGAAGCGTTCTTCAAAAAGAACGCCGATTTCAGTGACGATTCTACGTGCTTCGAAGCTGCAAAGCAGTCCTTTCAGGCTGCCGAGCGGCGATGTCGCATTACGAACCGTCGTCTCGAACATTATTATTTTCAGCGCGGTCGTTTAGACCCCGATCTGGAGTTGTGGTGTAAGAGAGCTGAGTCGCACATTCGGCGCGTCCTGGGATCGTTTGGACGGTTCTTCGAGGAGATACCTCGTCGAATCAGAGTTACCGATGGCGCAACCTCAACGCGATCACGTCGTCAGTCCCAACCTTACAAGAAGGTCGGACTGGAATGGATGTGTCCTAAAGCAGGAGAGCCCTACCTCCGGGCCCTAGCAGCCTTTTATGGCTACACGGACCTGAGGGTGAAGAGCACCTGCTTGAATCGTGTTGAAGTCGTCCCTAAGAACTGGAAGACTCATCGCACCATCGCTTGCGAACCTGACGGCGCATTGCCGTTTCAGTTAGCGTTTGATGACTATGCGAAAGAAAGGCTCCGGACATCCGGGGTAGACCTGTCTGACCAGTTCAGAAATCAGGAACTGGCGCGAGTTGGCTCTGTCGACGGCTCATTTGCCACAATCGACATAGCTAGCGCGTCAGATACGGTGTCGCTGGCGGTAGTTGATCTACTCTTTCCTAAGGAGTGGGTTGATTACCTGAAAGCGTTCCGTTCTTCTCATTATAAAGGCAAATTTGGGCTTGGCA